AAACCCAGGGACATATTGGGCACACACGTGAAGTGGTTAACACCAAAAGATTATTTGGCGGAACACTGACACACAATCCATGAGCCAGTGCTCCACTGGTCATAATCGAGAAGATATAAAACCACAAATATTTAACGCCTTTTTGGAAATTTAAAGTCTATGTATCGCCTTATTTTACAACCATCACAACGCATCATTATGTGTGTCTGTGAATAGAAATAGTTCTTGGCACACTTGCATCTGTTTTGCAGTGTTTCTGTGGTTGTTTTCTCTGTTTTGCGGCAAACCTTATGCTGGGGGAATATGGCCCTACGCATACCGGTGCTTGGTCCAGCCCGAGAAGGTGGACGCAGGTCGATGCCCAATTCAATCAGTCTTGCTTCGTATTTCTTTTGATCCATATGCTCACTGACCCTTGCAGGTCACTGTTATTTAAATGTTGGTAAAGTGTGTGGGAAATAAAGTGGAGACAGTTAAGGGGATGAAATGACTGCGTTAGGATGTATGGCAACAAATAGACTGGGCCATTTCGCGAAACTGTCTCCATCAGTATTTACTAGTAGAGTGTGTGTGGGTATACAAGGAGTGAGTTAACACTCACTCACAATTGACTAACGTCAATTGTCTTTCTTCTCTTCAGTCACAAGAAGACTTTTAGTAAAATCTTCCTAGTTAGGTTCACTACATCCAACTTTGCAACGTAAAGGGTTTGCATATCTTACGTACTGTTTCCAGTGTCTGACTTCCATTATTGCACACATCAGGTGAACCATGATTGACTTAAAGTCCAAGTGTGCAACATCCAATCGCCATATAGTCTTCACAAAAACGATCGGCATAACTGCCTATTTTTTTATACTGTCCTTGCCCAACAGTTGCGGTTGCATCAAGCCTACACAATCAAAGGGTGTGTTCAACTTTTCTTAATTTGTTGAGATGCTATGTTGCCTTGTGGGAAATTTTGTTTGCCTATTTGTGCCTATTTTCACAAGTATATATGAAGATGTGTATCAAGTGCAACCTAAATGTGGTTTGATGCTTGTAAAGACGTCTGTGTGCGTTTAAACAGTATGTTACAGTGGGTTTAGCCACCACAATTAGCACTGTGGGATAACGTACAATTTAAATACTCCTAATGATACCGCACACAGAGATTGAAGCCATACACAGCCGTAATGGACGCACCTATTGGGTTGACGCAGGAGACAAACTTTACAAACAGAGATTAAGCGTGGGACAATACCAAAGAGCCAATTGGTTGTTTGCACAACAACACATACAAAAATTTAGACGATGTTTGGACATAGGTAGCAACAATGCCTGTAATGCCATTCATTATGCTGAACGTTTCAGTCATGTAGAATGTTGGGAACCAACCCAACTGGCACAGCGATTGTGGCATTTGACAGTACGAGACAATGATGTAAAAAATGTAACACTGCACACACAAGCACTGGCAGAAACTGTCAAAACCACAGAAATGGTTATACATTGGAAAAATGGTGGACACAATCATTTGGAAAACAAAGATAGAAGAGTATGGAGTGGCAAGCGTTGGCGTGACAGAACCAGCCGTCCTAGGCAGAGACAAACACAAACAGTTGAATGTGTCACACTGGACAGTTATCATTTAGAGGATGTGGATTTTATCAAGATAGATGTAGAAGGATATGAATGGTTTGTGTTGCAGGGTGCAGAACAAACCATACAAGCACACAAACCCATAATACAATTGGAAATAGTGGCAGGACAGTGTCGCAAATTTGGTTATTGGGCAGAAGACATGATTGATTGGCTGAGAACAAGAGGTTATAGATGTCGTTCTAAAAAAAGAGGATGGTTGGATGGTAGTTTTGTCAGTTATAGAAATCAATTACAACACGAAGGTGTACACCAAAAAGGAGACATGGATCTGTTCTTCATACCACAAGACGCACACACACAACAGTTGGATCCAAGGCTAAAATTATTTGGATGAAACAGTTTAGCACACAAAATTGGGATATTTCTCTGTTTAAATCACTGTCACACCTAAAATCTGATCCAACCAAAAAACTTATCCACAATCGTATGGGTAGGCTGTATTGGGTTTGGGCAGACGATAGACTGTATGAACAAAGATTTGCAAGGGAAAATGGACCCTATCAAGTGAGAAATATTGTTTTCCTTAGAAACTTGTACCCCAATGCTGATAGATGCATTGACATAGGCATGAATGTTGCCAACAACACCATGGAATATGCCACCTGGGCGAAAGAAGTGCATGGATTTGAACCATTTGGTAGTACATATGAATTGGCAGAAGAAAATATTAAGTTGAACAAACAAGTGCCTCTCCGAGGGAAATATTACAACATCAAAGAACGTAGAACAGAACACACCACACATAAAGATGATGGGTGGTACAAAGAGAATGGTAAGTTTGCACCTTTGGATATCACAGGCACAATAAAAACTTATTGTGTTGGTTTAGGCTCCAAACCTGGCACATTTAAGATGTTGGAAAAACCAAAAAATGCGGGCCACAACCATGTGTTAGCCGCAGGCATGAAGAATACTAGGTACAAAGAGTATGATGTGGACATACGCACATTAGATTCATATCAATATGACACGGTTGATTTTGTAAAAATTGATGTTGAAGGTTATGAATGGCAAGTGATCCAAGGCAGTGAACGAACCATGGACAGATGTAGACCCACTGTGCAGATGGAAATAGTAGAAGCACAGTGTAAAAAGTTTGGCTATGTGCCACAAACTGTGTATGATTTTTTTAACAAAAAAGGTTATGAGATGTTTGATTACAAAGGCAATAATTTAGGTAAAACTTGGCACAAACTCCCAGGCATAATGGAAACATTCTTTGTGCCCAAAGAACTTGCGGCATCTGTACCAAAGAAAAATTAAATTACCAACCACGCTTGACACTACACTAAATAGATGTTATAATAAGAAGTGTTAAAGGCGCATTTTAGTTTTATTTGTCACGCCTTTACAATTAAAAAGTTACAGGGCACTGCAATCAAGTATGCCAACATTCATAGCAGTGCCTTGTATAAAACAAAGCAAGGAGAAAATATGATAAAGAAGATACTAACCATCAGCACATTGGTATTGCTTACCAACTGTGCATACAATCCCAAGATAGACACAGCAGGCAGGAGCGGCACATTTCCAGAAGCCAAAGCAGTTGAAGTAACCAATGACATACAACACTGTAAACAATTTGCTGACGAGAACACATTCAGATTGTATGACAATGTCAACTGGGCTTGGGGACAGTACTGGCACATAGGCACATTAGGAATAATACCTGCCAGAGAATTAAAGTACAAAACAAGAGTGCAGAAATGTCTTGAAGGACGTGGGCATTCTGTAGTAAAATAGAATTTGACAGATAGTAGTTTCTTTGTAGATAGTACGAAAAACTTATAAGTCTATTTGTCAATGATCCTGAAGTCCTACTCCTTGCAAACGAGCATTGGGCTGTTAACATGACAGGATCGTGTGCTGGTTCGGGTGATGCCACCAGCACACACATAAAGGAACACACAATGAACAATGAACAACGCATACAACTGCACAACGAAATGGTACGTGCTCAATTAAGAGCAGAAGCACAAGCAGAAGCAGACAAAAGAACACACAAGCGAGCACAAGAACGACTCAGCAGACAAATTAACTGCGTACAAAATAGATCCCGAGGACAGAGCGACAGGGAGAAATGGGGACACACCAAGAGAACACCGATGGTGGATTGGGACGTAAATAATGACGAAGCATCGTCAAGTTCTTTAACTCCAAGCAAAGACAATGTTGAGGGTGCTTCATCAAATAAAAATTAACACCAACTTCCTAAGCTCTTAAATATCGATAACGAAACTGCAACCCAGGAGGGCAACAAATGAGTTATCGTATCATAAACGGCGATTCAGCACAAGAACTAAAAAAATTAGCAGACAACAGCATAGACGCTGTGGTGACAGATCCACCCTATGGCATAGAATTCCTAGCCAAGGAATGGGACTCAAACACAGGAGCAGTGGAGATATGGTCAGAATGTTTAAGGGTATTGAAGCCAGGTGGCTACCTGTTGGCATTCTCAGCGGCAAGAACATACCATCATCTTGCTACCAACATTGAATCAGTGGGATTTGAAATCAGGGATCAAATCATGTGGTTGTATGCTTCAGGATTTCCCAAAGCACAGGACATTGGCAAGGCCATTGACAGGAGAATGGGTAAGAAAGACTTAAACTATGGCACCACAACAACTCAAACCAAAGCAAGTGGTATCAACTCTGCTGGACATATCACAAAAGGCAGTAGAAAATGTAATAAGTGTCAAAAAGATGTAGCACATCAATATGAATGCAATGATACACAATGTGGTATGAAATATAACTACGGCAGTGAAGAATCCAAACAATGGGCAGGTTGGAAGACAGCACTCAAGCCAGCACACGAACCCATTTGTATGGCTCGTAAACCTTTCAAAGGTTCAACCATAGACAATGTGTTGACTCACGGTGTTGGGGCACTTAATATTGATGCGAGTAGGATTCCTTTTCAAAATGATAAAGATCAAAAAAGTGCTAATGGGTTTGACGACAAATATGAAGGTGTTAATAGAACAGGTGGGCCCACATTCCAAAAGGACAAACCATCAGGTGGTGCTAATGGTTTTTCAAGATTGGAGTTTGGTGAAAAGGAACCAGCAAAATACAGAGACCAAAAGCCACACGGCAGTGGTAAAAAGAATGATGATGGAACATACACACAACGAAAACAAAGCGAGCATTTTGGACAAGGTATGATGCCAACAGCAGAATACATCCCAAATACACAAGGCCGTTTCCCCAGCAACGTGTTAGGTGAAGTGGCGGGTTATCAAAAGTTCTTCTACTGTCCCAAAGTCAGCCGTAAGGAGAGACACAAGGGATTTGATAATGCTATAACAAAAAATGACATGCTGGATGCAATTGGTGGTTATTTTGTAGATTCAGATGGAAATCAGACAACGAGCAGTAATATGTGTTATGTGCCAGGTCCTGGTAAAATATATGTTCACGGACTCAAACACGAGTATGAAAAGATTATGGGCAAACAGGATCCACTGCCAGATAGATTATGTGGTCCAGGAGGCAATGACTGGGTCAAGGCACAAGAACACCAAGGTAATAATAAAAAAGATCCGCTGACACACATGGATAATGAAACAGCAGACAGAGGCATAAAAGGTGATTTTTACTCCAACAACATAGCAGACTACGGACACAATACAAAAAAAACTAATGTGGGCAACAATCATCCCACGGTTAAACCTGTTGAGTTGATGAAGTATTTGGTTCAATTGGTCACACCACAAGGAGCACACGTGTTGGATCCATTCTGTGGATCAGGTAGCACAGGCATGGCGTGCAAAGAGTTGGGCAACACATTCACAGGCATAGAGCAGGACAAGAACTATGTGAGCATAGCACAGCAGAGAATAGATGCCACACTGACAGACCCCAAATATACACTGTTTGAATGAGGCTAAACCTACGCAGTTATCTACGAGAACAGGACCTAAGTGATGCCACAGTACAGGACATACAACAGCACACACTAGACTTCTGTAGGGACAGGGGCATTGACGGCATAGAAACACACCCACATGGCCCAGCATTCCATTACCAAACAACCATAGACACACAGCATCGCACAGCGGATGATGTCAGTTGGGAAATAGAAGACTATGTGAGTACAGCACAGTTCAAAGCATACATCCTGGAATGTACTGAATTGGAAATACCAAAACTAACCAGAAATCAACTGCTGATAGATGTGCTGAAAGGTTGACAATGTCCGCAAAAGCAGTATAATAAGCAGTAAATAGAACTACTATGAGATACAAAATAACCATAACAACAGGTGCACACACCAGCACAGTGTGGGTAAATGCGGACTCGGAACAAGAAGCAGTACAACAAGTAACTGTAACAGCAGAGCGAGACAGCATCAACAAACGTATGATGACTGAGTATGACAGTGCATTGAGCACAGAGAAGCACACAGTCACAGCATAAAAATCACACACAAAAGAACTGGGTAACACGCATTATAGAGCTGTCAAGAAGCAGAAGATGTTGTGGATATGGTGATAGATATTGTATGGTTTTTGGCACCACCTTTACCATTCACACTCAAACCCACATTTCAACCATAAACCAGCGTTCTTCACACCGTATGAACCATTCTGAGCCAGATTCAAACCCTGGTAACCGTTGGTAATCGCTGGTAAACGGTGGTATAGGGTGATAAAAGTAGAAAAAATGATCCAATCTGGGCGTAGGCTGAACCAGAATGACTCAAGGTGACACCGTCCACTGAAATATGGTTTGGTAATGTGCGTAGCCACGTTGCAAATTTTTTTACACCTTTGGTAGTAAATAGCACAAATCCGCACTACTACCAAATAACCAGATCTCAAAAAATCCATCAGCAAAAACTCCGTCACCCAAACTCCAGGGTTTTACACCGCGTCCACAGGACTGTGCTCACCCTACTGGTAGCCTTCTGAACCATGCCTGCTGTACCCACAGTAAATAACTGTGTCCACAGAGCTAGATGGTGTGGAGGCACACCCAAACCATGGTTGAGTTCGTAAATGCGGTTCATTGAATACTGTGGACATATTCTTATGTCAGGAATCACTTGACAGTGTCAGATATTTTTGTTATACTAAATACTATGAACACATGGACACACTCACATCAACAGGGGCGAAGCACATCAGGGGAGAGCACCAGTGATTGAGTTCCCGGAATTTTTTTTTAACGCAGGGGCATCCACCTATCTGGAGCCCACATCAGGCAAATGGCACGTGGTGCTGGCATATCCCTCACAGCAGGATTGGCAGATTGGTGCGGATGAGTGGCACTGCACACGTTTCAACGCACAACCACCCACACAAGGAGAACTAACACAATGACCAACAAACAAGTACCATGGAACAAGGGCATGAAGATGCCACCCATGTCACAGGAATCCAAAGACAAGATAAGCAAAGCCAACAAAGGCAAGAACACTGGCAAGAGGCCCTATAGATGGATAACAGGACCAGATCCAATTGTGCAACGATTGAGACGCAGATGGTTGCTGGCAAAAAACCAAGCCAAGTATTGGAATCAACCATGGCACATAACTTGGGATCAGTACAGGGACTTGATGTTGGACCATGAAGCACAATTGGGCAACCGCAAAGAAGCAATGAACCTTTGTAGGGTCAACAAAACAGAAGCATGGAGCATTGGCAATGTTACCATAATGACACAGAGTGAAGCAGGACAGAGACCCAAATCACGTGGACCAGACGGCAAGGTTATTGCACGTACCAATACCAACAAAAACAAACAACAAAAGAAAAACAAAAAAGAGGAGAAATAATGAAAATACAATTTGAACCACAAGAACTACAACTGATGGCACAGATAATTGATCTGTCATCACAGAGAGGAGCCTTTAGGGCCAATGAAATGTTGGCTGTGGGTGCTCTACACAAGAAGATACTGGACACACTACAAGCCACACAACCAAATGTGCCAGAAACATCAAATCAACCAAAAGAACCATACATCAAAGACTAATAGGAGAAACATATGGCAACAAAGAAAAGAGTAAAATATCACGACAGTGCCAAAAGGGCAGAAACAATACTGGATGTGATTAGATCCAACCAAAAAGCAAAGTCTAACCAAGAAGCAAAGAATGTTTATGAATTGCTGGAAAAAGAAAACAGACTGCCTACTGTGGCAGAAACACTCAGTTCAGCACAGAACAAGAGACTGCAACCATTGGCTTGGTTAATCAACAATCAAAAATACACAGTGCAAGAAATACTGAATGTGGCACTGGAATGGGGCAATCACAAAAACAACAAGGAGGCAAAGTAATGAGTTATCTACATACACCAGCATCCAAAGGTTACACAGATTCATTGGGCAAGTTTCATCAAGCCACAATGCTGATAGGTGAAAACAATGAAGAGAGACTGAAAGCATATGATTGGCTAACCAAACTGCCAGCAGTACAAACACAACTGATGGCAATGAACAGACTGCCAGGTTGGAATCAACATGACGATGATGTTATTCCTGGTATTGCACACAACATAGGACCCATACACAGGGGTGGTAGATTCAGAGACACCACACAAGCACAATGGGAAAAACTCATGAAGGCATTGAACAAATTGGACAAAGCAGTAATGACAGAGACAGGCAAAGCACTCACACTGCCAGACTATTTTGTGCCTAAAAACATTGAAGAAGAAGAACCCATGTTGAGCAGTCAATTGGTTAAAAGATTGAATGACATACGTAGGGATGGAGAAGCAGAACAACAGAATCTACTGCAGGATCCCACACTTATCAATGACAACTATCCAACCTTTAAAAATGTTTGGGGTTGGTATCTTAAAAAGAAAAAGAAAAAGTAACAGTATTAGACCAGTTTAATCTCCAATAAATACTTGCGGAGTTAAAGACAATAACAATTGGAGATTAAACAATGGCAAAAGCCAAACTTACAACAAGAGCGATAAGTTCTACAACAGTTACAAGTGATAACCTAGCAAAAGGATCACAGTTAACACACAATCAATTAGATTCAAATTTTATTAACCTACGAGACCAAAGTTTTGGCATAGCGGCGGATGATTCAGCCACTATACAGGTAGGTGCAGGTGACACACTGTACATTCAAGGTGGTACAAACGTAACCACATCAACAGATTCAGCAGGAGTTGTAACAATCAACGCTTCAACAAGCGGAGACAGTTTGGGTGACTTAACAGCAGTTGGATCAACTCTTAGTTCACCCAGCAACGCCGCGATAACACTAGACCCAAGCGGTACTGGCACAATAGAATTAAACGCCGACACAAACATCACAGGTGCCGCAACGGTATCAGGAGCAATAACAGGTTCTTCGATAAAGGTTGGATCACGATCTGATTCCGCAACCACTGGGAATACGGATGACCCAACAGCAGGATTGTTCATAGGTGACCCTTACACAGGAATAGGAGACAGTACACAAGTCTTCGTAGGCCAAAATGATACACCATGGATGCAACAGATGGGAATTGATGGATTGGCCTCCAACAGTCAGCCCATGGATGCCAATGTTATCCACAACCAAGTGGACGACGGACACACATACATTTCAACCACAGGTGATGGACAAGTTGTCATACCACGGGTGAAATTAGGATGGCCATTATCGGGCATCACAGTCAATGGTACAGGAACCAGTCCACAAGTCACCATTGGAAGTCTCGCTAATGAGGGCAACATGTTGGCCACGATCAATGCCGGCACTATCGACGTTTATACTAGAATTAGGACCAATGAAGAACAATTTCCAGACTCAGCAGGAACGTATGATGGACACGGATTACAAATACAACAGAACGAAATATTTTCTTGGGCAAGTAATGATGATGTAAAAATCCATGCCAATGGATCAGGTAGGGTACATCTAGAAAACCTAACCATCGCAGACGATGGTGCTGTGGTAACAGGTATCAAAGACGAAGATGATATGTCTTCTAATTCAAATGTAAAACTTGCAACACAACAATCAATCAAAGCATATGTGGACGCATCGGTGTCAGGCATAGGTGGAGACATTACTTCAGTGGTAGCAGGCACAGGTTTAACAGGTGGCGGAACCACATCAGATGTTACTCTAAATGTAATCGGTGGTACAGGTATTACTGCCAATGCTAATGATATTGCCATAGACAGTACTGTGGCTACACTTACAGGATCACAAACATTAACAAACAAAGTTTTAACAGCACCAACAATTAATGCGGCAACAATGACAGGTAACGTTACTGTTGACAATTTAATTTTTAATGATAATATTATTTCATCAGACTCAAATGCGGACATACGTCTTGAGCCAGGCGGAACAGGTAAAATAACTTCAACAGGAGTATTGTCATTAACAGACGATACCAGCACAAGTCCAAATTTATTAATTGCTGGTGGTGGTTCAACAGGTGACTTTACATTAAAATTAGGAAATCATCCAAGCAGAGCCAACCAAGGTAATTCAATATATGCTGATGGAAGTGCTTTATATCTAGAATCAAGTACTAACAGCATTATATTACAAAATTCAGCACTAACAATTGCGGCAGACAGAGGAATTACTTTTGAAAGCACAGCGGGTGGTTCGGGTGATGGAACAATTAAAAATTTAAATTTAGATATCATCAACAACACAATATCATCAAAACAATCCAACGAAGACATAGAGTTAGATCCAAATGGATCTGGTGTTGTAAATGTTAAATCTAGCAAGATTACAAATGTTACAGATCCAGGAGCGGCACAAGATGCGGCTACCAAAGCATACGTTGATGCAAATGTATTAAGTCTTATCGATGAAGACAATATGTCTACCAACTCAGCAACAAGACCACCAAGTCAACAAAGTGTAAAAGCATATGTAGACGCAGAAGTGTCAGGTGCTGGAGGCGGCGGATTAAAAGTAATTGGTGATGACTCAGCCGGCGTAGACATAGCAGGCGGTGGCACACTTTACGTACAAGGTGGAACAAATGTAACAACTGCAACGGATTCAGCGGGTGTGTTAACAATTAATGCATCAGCAAGTGGAGATGTAACAGGCAGTTCCACAACTACATTCACAAACAAAACAATTGATGCCAACGGCACAGGAAACAATATTTCCAACATTGACATAGGCAACATGACAGCGGCTTCTGTTGTGTTAGAAGCAGAAGGAATTGCTTCCAATGACAATGACACAACACTACCAACATCAGCGGCAGTAAAAGATTATGCAGACACCAAAGCAGTGTTATCAGGATCCACAAACAATCAGGTAGCAACTGTCACAGGTGCACACGCACTGACAGGCGAATCTGGATTAACCTATGATGGTAGCACACTTGCAGTCTCAGGAGCGGCAACTGTATCCACAACATTAGGAGTCACAGGTGACGCAACATTGGATGGTATTATTATACACGATAATTCAATCAAGACTGCCAACTCAAATGCCAATTTAGACCTAGGCACAAACGGCACAGGTAGGATTGAATTAACAACAGATGATTCCAGCATTTTCGAATCAACAAAATACACAGATTTCTTTGGAAGCACAAGTAACATCAGAGGTGTTGTGATAAACACCAACCAAGAAGTAAATCCGGCCACCACAAGCAGAAACTATCAAAATGTAATCAACCAAGACACAAAACTTATCACAGCAAGTTCAAGTTCAAACTCTAACTTTAGACAAAGAACCATGTTGGTGACCAACACCACAGACATGAACGGTTTCTCTTACACACGATCAGGTTTTTCAAGAGGTCCAGTAGCACTTACATTTGGTTCTACAGCGATGAACACGGGTGGTAGTGCATCCACGCTTAAAACTTTAAGAGGGTTTGACTCACAGGCAGGTGTCTATATTTCAACAGCCAGCAACCTTGCAAGTGATGTAACAATTAATGATGTGTATGGTGCCAACTCAACCATTTACGCGGCAGATGATGACGGAGGTGCATCAGGTTCTGCAATTATTGATGATGCATACAACTATCGTGCTTCATACTACAAGACATCAGGTGATACTATCACAAACATCTATGCATTCTACAATGAAGGTGCTGAAGACAGTGCGGCAACCAACAGATACGCATTCTACTCACTAGATGCAGGTGCATCATCAAGAATGGGTGCAATTAGATTAGACAACCAATCAGGTGATCCAACCAATGGATCAGACTTTAGTTGGATATATGCCAAAGATGATTCAGGTTCATCAGAAGTACACGTAAGGGACGAAGCAGGAAACGTTACTAAGATATCTCCGCACAACACAGAAGGGGAGTGGGAATATTATTCTGTAAACAAACACACAGGCAAAACTGTTAGAGTCAATATGGAACGAATGATTAAAAAATTAGAAGAATACACAGGTGAATCATTCATAGAAAACGAATAATATAATATTATTCAGTAAATATTTTATTAAATAAACTTGTTATAACAAACAACCCTTTAAAGGAGGACATCTATGACAGCTCTTAGCACCTTCGCCGAGCGTAAAATATTGGACCATATTTTTAAAAACACGTCCTATACTTCACCTCAAGCACACATAGGCTTGTTCACATCCGACCCAACTGATTCAGCCTCAGGCACAGAAGCAAGTGGCTCAGGATATGCAAGAATAAGAATAGACAACAAAATGAGTTCTGCAACAGCAAACTCAGACAACAGTCAAATTACAAACAGTTCAGCAATCACATTTGCCGCGGCAAGTGGTGGTGCATTTGGAACAATCACACACATCGGTATCTTTGATGCAAGTTCAAGTGGCAATTTATTGGCACACGGAGCACTAGCGGCATCTAAGGTTATTAGTGATGGCGACACATTTCAAATCAACGCATCTGGGCTCGTAATTACAATAGACTAATTCACAGTTTAATTTTTAGGAGTTACATCTGTGGCATTACTAATTGCATCAGCAAATTTACAAATCAATTCATTTATAGGTAACCCTTACGTTGCCAATGATTACGTAGCATTAGATTATGTAGAAGGCGGGATAATTGCATTTAGAACGAAAAGTGGTTCAGCAACACTACCAATAACCTCAACAGCCACTGCAACAGCAATTGAATTTGATCTAGCAACATGTTCGACTGCAATATCAAGTGGAATTACTGTTAACGCAGTTTCTACACAGATTGCAAATGTTAATACAAATATAGTATCTACACTAACAGCCACAGGATTAGATCTAGATCTAGCAACAGTTTTATCTATTGCAACCGCAAACGTAACTGTGTCTGCAGTTAAGACAGCAGTAGGATCAGCCACACTACCAATAACATCAACAATCAATATGGGTACCAATATATTCGATATTGAGGTGAATCCATTTAATACATTTATTGTAAGTCAAGAAACACGTGTAAATACAATTCAACGTGAGACGCGAGTCAAAAAAGTTAAACAAGAAACAAGGGTGTTTGAATTAGCATAAGGAGAAAACACATGGCAGACCTAACAGGATTTAAAAAAGACAACAAAGGCATTTTCATAGTTAAAGATCCTGACGCAAACATAGAATACGCATTAGACTACACAGATTATTTGAACACAGGCGACACAATACTGGATGATTCAACAGGCGCACCCACAGTAACACTAGGCACAATATCAGGTGATTCAGCACCATTGGCATTTCCTACATCACACACAGTGGACGTGTCA